AGGATCAGGAGCACGAGCTGTGGAAGCTCACGATCGAGATGAACGAGCGGGGCGTCTTGATCGACCTCCCGTCCATCCCCCTGGCCCACGCGATCCTCGACGCGGAGGCGGCGCCCCTCGAAGCCGAGTTCGACCTCCTGGTCGGGCGCCCGGTGAAGAGCTACGCGAAGGTGGCCGAGGCCCTCGGGCTCGACAACGTCAAGAAGCCCACCGTCAGGAAGGCCCTCCGCAACCCCAACCTGGAGACGTGGAAGAAGAGGGCCCTCACGATCTATCAGGCCCTCTCGAAGTCCTCCGTGACGAAGCTGGACGCGATGCTGGACCGCGCCGACGCGGACGCCCGGGTGCGGGGCAGCTTCATGTATTGCGGCGCGGACAGGACGGCCCGGTGGTCTTCGGTGGGGCTCCAGCTCCAGAACTTCAAACGGGGGCTCGGGCCCGAGACGGATGTGGCCTTCGAGGCGTTGAAGCAGGGCACGCTCGACCTCCTCTTCACCGGGGGCGCCCGCCCGCCGCCCGACCCGCCGCTCAACCCCACGGGCACGATCAGCGAGATGCTGCGCGGCTTCATCCTCGGGCCGTTCATGGTGGGGGACTTCTCCCAGATCGAGGCCCGAGGGCTGGCGTGGCTTGCCGAGGACACGGATCAGGTGCAGCTCTTCCGTGATCACGGCGATCCCTACTGCGCCATGGCTTCCGCGATCTACGGCTTCGAGGTGACGAAGAAGGACAAGGAGAAGCGGTTCATGGGGAAACAGGCCGAGCTGGGCTGCGGCTACGGCATCGGCAAGGACAAGTTCCAGCGGTCCCTCGACGAGATTTACGATGTCCAGGTGTCCAACGAGTTCGCGGCCCAGGTGGTGTCGGCGTACCGGGCGCGGCACCCGAAGATCACGAAGTTCTGGGAGCGGCTCAACAAGGGCTTCGTCTTCGCCGTGGCGAACAACTCGAAGAGGATCAAGGTCACGCGAAACATCTTCATGGGCGTGATCACCCACGGCGGGATGAAGTACGCCTTCATCGAGCTGCCCTCGGGGCGGCGGCTCTACTACGCGGACCCGCAGATCGAGTCGAGTGATCGTGGACCGAACGTGAGATACTTCGGGCGCGAGGAGGGCGTGTGGACGTACGTCCGCACCTACGGGGGGAAGCTCGCGGAGAACATCACCCAGGCCACCTCCAGGGATGTCATGGCCGAGGCGATGCTGCGGCTCAAGGCGGCGGGCTTCAAGCTCTGCATGACCGTCCATGACGAGATCGTGGCATCTGCCTGGGGATCAAAAACCCTCAAGGATTTCCACGAGATCATGGTGATGCCGCCCCGGTGGTGTGCCGATCTTCCGATCGAGGTTGAATCCTTCGATTCGATCCGCTATAGGAAGTGACGCGCAGTTCCACAACTCAGGAGGACAGGACAATGCCCAGCATGAACGTGAAGCCCGAGCACATGGAGTTCGTCAAGAAGATCAGCAAGGCCCGCGAGATCACGCAGGAGGAGGCCCTCGACGTGGTGGTCCGCGCGGGCATCCACCGGATGAACGCGACGATCAACTACGCGAAGAAGCAGAAGAAGGAGTCGAAGCCCCGCAAGCCGCGCGCCTCCAAGCCCAAGGCCGAGAAGAAGGCCCCCAAGAAGAAGGCCAGCAAGAAGTCCGAGGCCAGCCTCCTGGACTAGCGTGACGCTCGAAGTCTCCATCGAGCAGTTCGCCGTCGAAGAGGCGACCCGCCGCTGGGGCAAGGACTCTGCCGTGAAGTGGGGCTACGATGGGTGGCCCGACCGGCAGATCCTCCCCGGCGGCGGGTCGCATTTCTGGCTGGAGCTGAAAACCGAAACCGGGCGGCTTCGCAAGGCGCAGGAGATCAGGCGCGAGCTGCTCGAAGCGAAGGGCGAGAGGATCTATGTCCCCCGAAGCCGCGCCGATGTCCGAGCTGCTTACGATGCCGAAGAGGTACGGCTGCGTTCTGGCCGATCCCCCGTGGCCTGAGATCGGCGGGGGCAAGATCAAGCGTGGCGCAGATCGCCACTACCCGGTCATGACGGTGCCGCAGATCGCGGCCCTCCCGGTGAAGCAGCTCGTCCTTCCCGACGCGCACCTCTACCTCTGGACGACGAACAACTACCTGGAGCGGGCCTTCACCGTGGTGGCGGCGTGGGGCTTCACCTACATCACCACGATCACCTGGGAGAAGAAGCGCAAGGGGCTCGGGCAGTATTTCCGGGGCACCACCGAGCACGTCCTCTTCTGCAAGCGGGGCCAGCCGCCCTACCGCACGAAGGACGACGGGAAGCGGGCGCAGGGGCTCACCGGCTTCGAGACGGATGACCCCACCGATGGGCTCTGGTTCGAGGCCGAGCGCACCATCCACTCGCGCAAACCCGATCACATCCACACATGGGCCGAGATGATCTCCCCCGACCCGAGGCTGGAGATGTTCGCCCGCTCGAAGCGGGACGGGTGGGACCCATGGGGGCTGGAGACGGATCAGGAGGAGACGGGCCTTCGGCTGGTGGACATCCTGTCATGAGGGTGCTCGTGGCGTGCGAGTTCTCGGGCACGGTGCGGGACGCCTTCGCGGCCTTCGGGCACGATGCTTGGAGCTGCGACCTTCTCCCCTCGGAGAAGCCGGGCAAGCACTTCGAGGGCGACGTGACCCGCATCCTCGATCTGGGCTGGGACCTCCTCGTGGCGCACCCGCCCTGCACTCACCTCGCGATCTCGGGGTCGAGACATTTCCCCGCCAAGATCAAGGATGGCAGACAGCGCGCGGCCCTCGACTTCGTGCAGCTCCTCATGGACGCCCCGGTGCCGAGGATCGCCGTCGAGAATCCCGTCTCGGTGATCTCCACCAAGATCCGCAAGCCTGATCAGATCGTGCAGCCGTGGATGTTCGGGCACGGCGAGACGAAGGCGACGTGCCTTTGGTTGAAGGGCCTGCCCCTGCTCAAGCCCACGCGGCTGGTCAAGGGACGCGAGCCGAGGATTCACTACATGGCACCGGGGCCGAACCGCTGGCGCGAGCGAAGCCGCACCTACCCGGGCATCGCCTTCGCCATGGCGACGCAATGGGGCGCCCCGTGAGGCCCCGCTCCGCGCTGTACCCGCACCAAGTCACCGCCGCGGAGAAGATCACGTCCACGGGGCAGGTAGGGGCCTTCCTGTCGGTCGGTGAGGGGAAGACGGCATCGGCTCTCACCGCCCTGCTCGACCTCCGCGTGGAGCACACCCTGGTCGTCGCCCCAGCCCTGGTCGTCGAGGCCGACGTGTGGGGCCGCGAGGCGCGGGCCTGGGATCACCTCCGCAGCCGGGTGGTGGTCCCGATCGAGGGCGGGCCAGCCCAGCGCAAGATCATCCTCGACAGCTCGGGCGCCGACATCGAGGTGGTGAGCTACAACCTCTTCACCTGGCTCTGCGACCACGTTGATCTCGAAGAGCGGTACGGGGCCATCGTCTTCGACGAGCTGTCGAGGATGAAGAGCCCCGGTGCAACGTGGTTCAAAAGGATGCGGACCCGCACGCCGAAGATCCCGATCCGCATTGGCCTGACGGGCAACCCGAAGGGCAATCACCTCGCTGATCTCTGGGGCGAGATGTTCGCCGTGGCTGGCGAGAAGCCCCTCGGGCCGAGCAAGGTGCAGTTCATGATGCAATACTTCACCGCCTACCCGGTGGCCGAGCACGTTGCCGTCTACACCCCGATCTTCGGCGCCGCTGACATCATCCACGAGAAGATCAAACCGTGGGCCTTCACGATGGACCGGGGGTCGGCCACCGGCATCCCGCCCGTGAGGATGAACCCGATCCACGTCGAACTGCCCACGGCGATCCGCGACCTCTCGGAGCAGCTCGCGTCCGAGCTGCGCGTGAAGCTGGCTTCGGGCACGGACTTGATCGCCCTCTCCTCGTCGAGCCGCGCCGCCAAGGTGCGCCAGCTCGCGGGCGGGGCCGTCTACACGGATGATCTCGCGGAGCGGTGGGAGCCGGTGCATGAGGCCAAGCTCGACGCTCTCCAGGAGATCGTCGAGGAGCAGCAAGGCGAGCCGCTCCTGATCTTCTACTGGTACAGGCACGAGCTGGAGCGCATCCTCAAGCGGTTCCCGAACGCCCGCACGGTGAGCAAGGAGAGCTTGGAGGCGTGGGACCGGGGCGAGGTCGAGCAGCTCGTAGCCCACCCCGCGTCGGCGGGCTACGGGCTCAACCTCCAGCACGGCGGCTTCAATACAGTTTGGTTCACCCTGCCGTGGAGCTGGGAGATGTTCTCGCAGGGCAACGGGCGGCAGGCGCGTCCGGGGCAGAAGCACCCTTGGGTCAACGCCCACATCTTGCTGGCTGGGGAGACGGACAGGGCGGTGCTCCAGGTCTTGAAGGAGAAGGAAGAAGCTGAGAAGATGCTGCTCAAAGCTGTCACTCTGAGGTGAGGAGGGAACACCATGGAAGTGAAGATCAGGGGCGAGGAGTTCATCGGCAACGTCCACAAGGCCCAGCTCGCGGGCGTCGAGGTGCTCGTGGCGAGGTTCCTGGAGGAGAACCCGGGGACGAAGGCCCACGAGGTCGAGCTGGTCACCGAGTACCGCACCATCGGGGAGATCACCTTCCGCGTGCAGCGGAGGGGCTCATGAAGCCGATCAACTTCAAAGAGTCCACCCACGTCTACACCCCGCCGGAAGGGATGGACGGGTGTGGCGACCTGCACGTTCACGATACGGGGGAGGCTCTGATCTCCAAGTGGCAGCTTTCGGCGGTAGAGCTGGCTGAGATCAACCGTACGGGATGCGTGTACCTCTGGGTCTGGGGTCGGGGCCAGCCCCCGGTGGTGATCGAGGCGAGGGACCCGTTCGTCGAGGTGGCGCCATGAAGCTCTCCAACGTCGCAGCCGCGCACCGGGCGCCGCGGGCGGTGCGGAAGGAACGGACGGTGGTGAAGGTGATCAAGGCGTGCGAGGCCCTGTACGCCGCCAAGAAGGCCAAGGGGCCCGACACGATCTGGGTGCCCGAGCTGGGCCCCTGCAACTCCTGGGAGCGCCAGCTCGCCAAGGAGCTGGTGGCTGAGAGGATCACCTACGACGCGGCGATGGGCGCGTGGTTCCAGGGGGTGCAGCCGTGACCGAGCGTCTCGACGTGTTCGGCCTCAAGGTGGTGGAGTCTTCCCTCTGCCCGGATGATACCGTGCTGATCGTTAGGAACATGGGGGTGATGTCGAGGGTGGTGCTCACCGCCAACCTGCTCGCGGATCAGGAGTTGGAGATCGAACGGTTGAAGGTCGAGGTGGACGAGCTTCGGAACCGGCTCATGATGAAGGGGACCCGGGGGCCTTCCATCTCCGACATCATCAACGTGCCGTGCAAGTGCGGGCACTCCATCCACAACCACGATCACGGAGAAGGGGCCTGCGAGTCCTGTCCGTGCAAAGCCCACGAGGATCGCTCATGAACGTCAACATGATCTTGGCGCAGAACGATCAGTACGGGGTCCGCATCTTCATCGGCTGCGACGACATGGCGGTGGAGTTCGGGGCGTGGCTCATGCACAACGGCTGGAAGGTCACGATCACGGGTGACGTGAAGAGCGAGGAGGTGCCCCGCACGCCGCTCGAAGTGGAGATGGCGACGGCCCTCTGCCGCCTCTACGAACAGCACCTCGCCATGCACTAGTCGGGTGTGCTAAAGCAGGAGGGCTCGACCCGCCGGGAAGTCGGGTCGAGCCCTCCATCCACATAGGCTGCCACGCCGAGGGGACGACCATGGCTGTACCAGAAACGACACCGACGAGCAAGTACCTCAAGGAGCGCCCGAGCCCCACCACCGCGCCGCCCCTCGACGACAGGATGGCGAAGGCGAAGCGGTGGACGGTGTGGACGATCCGCAAGGCCGAGGGCGGGCGCAAGCCGTCCAAGGTCCCGGTGGCGAAGCCCACCGATGAGTCCACCTGGAACTACTACCACGCGGCGCGGGCCTGCCTCTCGGACCCGAAGATCGCGGGGCTGGGCTTCGAGATGTTCGGCAGGCCCGGCGTGGTCGGCGTGGACATCGACAACTGCCTCGACGAGAGCGGCACGCGCACGCCCCTGGCCGCGGAGTTCCTGCTCATGCTGGAGGCGGCGGGCTCGAAGTACCACGTCGAGATCAGCCCCAGCGGCAAGGGCCTGCGGATCTTCGCGGCTGAGACTGACCTCCCCTTCCATGACTTCACGAACAACGACACCGGGGTGGAGGTCTACAGCGGGGAGAGCGGGCGCTTCCTGGCCTTCACCGGGCAGATGATCCCCGGCTTCGGGCAGGGGCCCTTCTCGCCGCTGTCGGCGGGCGCGGTGGCCTTCCTCGCCAAGCACGCCCTCAAGATGAAGGACGGGAAGAAGCGGGCCGACGTGGAGCCGGCTCCTGATCGCCCCGAGCTGTCGCAGCGGGACGATTGGGAGAAGCTGCACCCAGGCGCCCTCACCCGGCTCGCCAAGGAGCACCGCACCTTCTTGAAGGAGGGCACGCTCGGGAAGAAGTACGCCTCCGCGTCGGAGCAGCTCTTCGCCATCGAGATGGCGCTCCTCAAGCACCTCAAGCCCGCGCAGGCGTACCAAGTCCTGATCTCCGCGCCGGGCTCCTGGCACACCGCCATGGAGCACCGCGAGAGCATCGTCGAGAAGGCCCTCGACTTCGTCTGGAACGACCTCCAGCGGGCGCGGGCGGGCCACGAGGACTTCGAGCAGGACCGGCAGAACACCGCCTCGGTGTGGGCCGATTGCCAGATCCTCACCGAAGTGGTGGACGACACGGTGCGCGCCAAGTTCGTCCAGCTCAACGTGACGAACGCCTTCACGCTGCACCGCGAGTGGGTTGATCGCCTCGGGTGGAACATCTTCGACGGGCGCGTCACGGTGGACCGCAAGGACGTGACGATCAGGCAACTCCACGAGCTGTCGGCGTGGGTGACCGACTTCCTGCGGTGGCCGATGGAGCCGAGGCGGGATCAGTTCGAGGAGTCGCTGACCGAAGCGGCCAAGACGCGCCCCTGGAACCCCGTCGAGGAGGAGCTGCGCGGGCTGGTGTGGGACGGGCGCGAGCGGACGAAGAAGTTCACCGAGGCGGTGGTGAAGGAGCCCACCAAGCTCGACGAGCAGATCCTCCGCAAGTGGCTGGTGGGCTATGTGGCGCGCGGGATCAAGCCCGGCTGCAAGCTCGACACCATGCTCTGCCTCACCGGGGTGGAGGGCGCCTACAAGACCAGCTTCGCCCGGCTCATGGCGGGCGGCGCGGAGCGGTTCAATGACACACCCACCTTCGAGTCCGACAAGGACTCTGCGATGGCGCGCGGTGGGATGCGCGTGGTGGAGGTGGGCGAGGGCGCAGCGGCGCGGAGGGCCGACCGCTTCGCGTTGAAGAACGACCTCTCCAAGACCTTCGATCACTTCCGTCCACCGTGGGGCAGGACGGTGGAGCGGCGTGATCGTGGCTTCGTCTACATCCTCACCTCGAACCCCGACGACTTCCTCCGCTCAGACCAGGACGGGCTGCGTCGCTTCTGGCCCGTGAAGGTGCGGGACGAGATCGACCTCAAGTGGATCGAGGCGAACCACGGGCAGCTCTTGGCCGAGGCGGTGGCGGCGTTCGACGCTGGCGAGGAGTGGTGGTGGGACCGCGCCAGCACGCCGCCAGAGCTGTTGGAGCGGGTGGGGATGGCGGTGCAGGAGGACCCGCTCGACGGCGCCGTGGCGAGCCTCCTGGACGACGAGGAGAACCGCCGGAAGGAGTGGCTCACCCTCGCCATGGTGCAGTTCCAGCTCGAAGCCAAGGTGGGCAAGAACCTCGACCGGGGGACCATGCAGAAGGTGATTGACCTCCTCCACAAGCACGGATGGATCAATGAGCAACGCCGAATGGGGGGTTCCAAGGCTCGGTGGTGGTCGCACGCGAAGCTCAAGGAACCCCTGGAGAAGACAGAGGAAATCGGGAAAGTGATCAAGTTCCCGAGTCCCGCCGGGGGTGACCCTTGTCCCGCCCCGTCCCTCCCCCGTCCCACCCAGGGTGGGACAGACCTTCTTGAATGATTCCGCTAGGTTGATCTGGGTGTCCCACCCGTCCCACCCTCTTACTAGAAGGATCATAGGGAATAGAAGAAGGGCATAGGTAGAGGGGCTCTATATTATAGGGAAGATGGCGACAGGGGTGGGACGGTGGGACAGGGGGTTTTTTGGCGTGCAAGCCCCGGTGATAACAGGGGAAAAACTGTCCCACCGGGGGTGGGACACCGATAGGTGGGGTGGGACGCCCCCCAGAAGGGTAGGAACAATGATCAAGCGAGCGAAATACACCCAGGAAGACATTGATCGCTTCATCTCCGAATACATGACTGATCTTAATGCGAGACAAGCTGCCTATCGTTGCGGCTTCTCCGACAACCTAAACACTTGCGGCACCGCTGGCTGGTCAATGCTCCAGCGTCCCGACGTGAAGGAAGAGATCAATCGCAGGATCGCAGAGAAGCGAGCGCAGAACGCCCTCACGGTGGATCGCATCGAGGGCTTGCTGCGCGACATCGCGGAGACGGAGCTGACCGACATCTTCGACGACCAGGGCAGGATGCGCCCGCTCTCGGAGATCCCCGACCACGCGCGCAAAGCGATCAAGAGCATCGAGACGCGCGAGGACTTCTTCGGGAATACCCAGGTCGAGATCAAGCTCTGGGACAAGAAGGGCGCGATCGAGTTGCTCGGCAAGTACCGCAAGATGTTCACCGACAAGGTGGAGGTCGGCGGCGAGGGCGGCGGGCCGCTCAAGGTGAGCTTCATCTTCGAGGGGGTGGACGATGGGAGGAAGTGAGATCACCATCCGCTACAAGGCGGCGCCCACGCTCTCCATCTTCCATCGGAGCACCGCCTTCGTTCGTCAGCTCTTCGGCCCGGTGGGCTCGGGCAAGTCCTCCGCGTGCGTGATGGAGATCGTGCGGATGGCCCGCGAGATGCCGGTGGGCAGGCTCTCGGGGAAGCGCCGCTCCAGGTGGCTTGTCGCGCGGAACACCTACCCCGAGCTGCGCGACACCACGATCAAGACGTTCAAGGAGTGGGTGCCTGAGCAGCTCGGGACGTGGAACAAGAGCGAGCACTCCTTCGTCATGAAGTTCGACGACGTGGAGCTGGAGGTGATCTTCCGCTCCTTCGAGACGCCCGAGGACGTGAAGAAGCTGCTCTCGATGGAGTTGACCGGCGCGTGGTTCAACGAGACACGCGAGTTCCCCAAGGCTGTCTTCGACCTCGCGCAGACGCGCGTGGGCCGCTTCCCTCGCCGCGAGGACGTGCCCCAGTATCGAAGCTGCGTGATCGGGGACACCAACCCGCCGGATGATGATCATTGGCTCTTCAAGATGTTCTTCGAGGGTGACCCCGAGCCGGGCTTCGAGGCGTTCCGCCAGCCCGGTGGCATGGAGCCCAACGCGGAGAACGTCGAGCACCTGGAGCGGTGCGAGAACTGGCCTGATCACGAGATCCCGTGTCGGTGCTACTACCCGAAGCTCATGAGGAAGAAGTCGCAGGCGTGGATCGACAGCTACATTCACGCGAAGTTCGTCTTCGTGGTGGACGGCAAGCCCGTGTACCCCGAGTTCAACGAGAAGACTCACGTCAGGGCCTTCGAGACGCCGACGCGCCCGCACCTGATCTCGATGGGCCAGGACTACGGGCTCACCCCCGCGTGCGTGTGGGGCTATGAGATGCCCGATGGGCAGATCAGGATCAGCCACGAGTTCGTCTCCGAGCACATGGGCGCGACCAACTTCGGCAACGAGGTGGCGCGCGACTGTCGGAGGCTATTCCCTCAAGGCACCCGATTCGAGGGCTGGGGCGATCCGAGCGGCACCACCGACAGCTCGACGGACGAGCGCACGCCGATCGACGTGGTCAACGCCGCCTTCGGGCTCGGGCAGACGGTGATCGCCGCTGCGCCCACCAACGACTTCACCCTGCGTCGCGACGCGGTAGGCACCGCCTTCCGCACCATGACGATGCAGGGCGAGCCCAGCCTGATCATCCACCCGCGGTGCAAGAAGCTCCGCAAGGCGTGCGCTGGCGGCTACCACTTCAAACGACTCCAGGTGTCGGGCGACGATCGCTACCAGGACGTGCCGCTCAAGAACGAGTTCTCACACGTCGCGGAAGCCCTGCAATACCTGATGGTCGGGAAGGGCTGGGATCGGCGCGTTCTGGACGGTGGACAGGAGCGCAACCATGGTCTACCCTTCGTTGTCAAGAGGTCTTTGCCGGGGCGGGGGGACAGGCCCTCTCCAACTCAGCGGTACACCGTGAAGAGGAGCTGATCCTATGCCTGCACCCACCGACACCTTCGACTTCTCGATCTTCCGCCGTCGCTACCGCGCCCAGAAGACGCTCCGGGGGCGCATCGAGCCAACCTGGGATGAGATCAAGAAGTTCATGGGCCCCGTCACCGACTCCAACTCCAGCGGCACGAGCCAGGGGACAGGCGTCGCGGAGAAGGACAAGGACGTGTGGGACTTCACCGCCATCGACGGGCGCGAGAAGCTCGCCAGCTCGATGCACATGAGCATCACCAACCCGAACATGAGGTGGTTCCTCAACTCGTTCCGCAAGTCGGCCCTCAACCGCGACACCGAGGCGAAGAGCTGGCTGGATCAAGAGTCGGAGGACGTGTGGAACGACCTCCAGGACTCCGACTTCAACGTCGAGATCGGCTCGAACTACCACGATCTCACGGGGCCGGGCTGCACCTTCCTCGCCATCGAGCCGATCCCAGGCGAGATCGATCCGAAGACGCTCGAAACCAAGTGGGAGGGCGTGGACTTCACCGCCATCCCGCTGGAGGAGGCGTACTTCGAGCCTGATCGCAAGGGGGATGTCCGCACCTTCTGGCGACGCCACTCGTGGACCGCGTCCGAGGTGGTGGATCATTGCGAGAAGCGGGAGATCCCCGTCCCCGAGAAGGTGGCGGCTGCGCTGGAGAAGGGCGACGCCACGCTCTTCGAGGTGGTGTTCTGCGTCTTCCCCCGCCCCAAGATCCAGAAGCGCAAGAAGGTGCGCTACCCCGCGCCCGAGAAGCTGCGCCCGTGGGGCTCGCAATGGTGGCTCGAAGATACGGGCGAGCTGCTCGGGGCCGAGGGCGGCTACTATGAGAAGCCGATCCTCCGCGGGCGGTGGAGCAGCACGTCGGGCTCGAAGTGGAGCCACGGGCCCGGGAACATCGCCCTCCCCACGGTGCGCTACCTCAACGCCTGGATGGAGAGCTACAAGACCGCGGGCGAGAAGGCGGTGGACCCGCCGATCCTCGCCAACGAGAAGGATCTGATCGCCAACGTCGATCTCACTCCGGGCGGGCTCACCCCCTGCCGCGACATCAACGGCTTCAAGACGCTGGAGTCGGCGGGGCGCTTCGATGTGGCCGAGACGATCATCGCCAACCTCCAGGCCCAGGTGAAGACGCTCTTCCGCACGGACGATCTCCAGCTCAAGGATTCGCCCGCCATGACCGCGACGGAGGCCCAGATCCGCTATGAGCTGATGAACCGGGTGCTCGGGCGCACGCTCACCTTCATCCAGAACGATCTGCTCGGGCCCGTGATCCTCACGATCATGGCGATGCGGATCCGCCTCGGGGTGGCCGCGCCCATGCCGAAGCAGGTCAAGGACGCGGGCGGCGTCTTCAACATCGAGTACCAGGGCCCGCTCGCGAGGTCGCAGCGCACCGACGAGGTCGCGGCCATCGAGCGCGGCGCTGCCTTCGTGGCTGGGCTCGCTCAGTTCTACCCGAAGGTGCGCGCCGCCTTCGACCCCATCATCGCGATCAAGCACGTCTTCAACCGGCTGGGCATCCCCGCCGACGTGATCCCGTCCGAGGAGCAGATGCGGAAGGCTGTCGCTCAGGCCGAGGCCGAGGAGAAGCGGGCCATCGCCGCCGACGCGGCGCAGAAGGAGGCCAAGGCGATGAAGGACACCGCCACCACCCCCGGGGCCTCGGGCGGCAACGGGGCGGTGGCGGCGGGCGCGGTGTACCCGCCTCTCCCCCCGACCCCGCCTCTGTCGCCCGCCACGGGCCAGCCCGCTGGCGTGATGTGAGGAGGCACGAATGATCAAGCTCCTGTTGCTCCTCGCGCTGTCGCACACGCCGACGAACACCTCGCGCATCGACGAGTGCCCCGCGGGGCAGGCGGTGACGAAGGTCCCGTTGTTCACCCGCCCGGTGTGCGCGCCCATGCCCACCGGGCCCACGGGTCCGGTCGGTCCTACCGGGCCGGTGGGCCCCTCGGGTCCGAGCGGCCCGGCTGGCGCTCCAGGCGCCCCCGGGAGCGACGGCGCGGCTGGCGCCCCTGGTCCGAGCGGTCCAAGCGGCCCGGCGGGCGCCAACGGGGCGGCAGGGCCTTCTGGCCCCGCTGGCGCCGCAGGCCCGAGCGGTCCCGCTGGCGTCGCAGGCCCGAGCGGTCCCTCTGGCCCGAGCGGTCCCACGGGCACGGTCCTGTTCACCAACCCAGCCCCCTGCACCGGATCAACCTGGGTGAAGGATCTCGACGCGGACGGCACGCTGACGTGCGTCCAGGTTCGGCTCGATCAGCTCGCCAGCCCTACCTCGGACATCATGTGGCAGTTCAACGGGCAGAAGATGGAGTGGGAGTTCACCACGCCCGTGGACGCAGCTCTCACGGTCCACTTGATCGGTGCGTACACGGGCGACGGGCTCCACCTCCACCAGCATAGCGGCACGCCTGGAGCGGGCACCGATCTCTTCCATGGCGAGTGGACGAGCACGAACGTCACGGGGCTGCACCTCGTCGGCCCGTCGAGCGCAGCTCAGGCAGCAACGATCACCGGCAAGGTGGATGTGACCGGCGCGGTCACCGCCACGAGCTTCGCGGGCCCACTCACCGGCAACGCCTCGACGGCTACCGCCCTCTCGACGACAGGATCATCGGGCCAGTTCTGGAGCTACAACAACACCTGGGCCACGCCGCCCGGCGGCAACGGTGGGCCATCCGGCTACAAGGTCACGGGCTCCAACGTCACCAACAGCACCACCACCCCGACCAACATCACCGGCCTGGCGTGGTCGTTGGCGGCGAACACCGAGTACGACTTCCGGTGCGACATCACCCACCAGGGCACGGCGACGAGTGGTCCGCGCTTCGGCCTGAGCGGGCCAGCGTCGCCCACGCTCGTCAACATCCGGTGGTATCGGTCCACATCGGCCACGGCCCAGACCCAGAGCAACGACACCGCGTTCTCGGCGGCGGCGCAGACCGCAGCGATCACGACGAGCGGGAACACGGGCGTGCTCTCGTCCATCGTCTACGGGTCGGTCGTTAACGGCGCCAATGCCGGGACCGCCCAGTTCACCCTCACCTCCAGCACCGCCGGGCAGACGGTCACCGTCTATCGCGGCTCGGGCTGCACGGTCTACTAGGAGATCATCATGAAGACAGCCGAGAAGGTGGCCGAGGAGCGCAGGGCGCGCGAGGGCGCGATCAAGCGGCTCCTCAAGACGAAGGACGGGGAGCTTCTGCTCGAAGAGCTGGAGCTGACCTTCAACGGAAGTCTGATCGTCCGAGACGAGGGGCGGCGATTGGACAGGGACGCAACCCTCGTGAACGTGGGTGCGCGTGAGGTGATCGTTCACCTCAAGGGCATCCGAGACAGGAGCGACGCATGACGAGTGAAGAGCTGACGAAGCTGGGGGTGCCTCCCGAGCTGCACGGGGACGCCACCCTCAAGGAGATCAAGGACGTGCCCACGGCGATGAAGGTGCTCGTGGATCTCAAGTCCTACCAGGGGCAGAGCATCCGCATCCCGAGCAAGGAGGCGGGCGCCGAGGCCCTCGCGGAGTTCCACGCGCGCCTCAAGGAGAAGGTGCCGTCGCTGATCGATGTGCCCACCGACGAGACGGAGCTGGGCAAGGTGGAAGACGTGGTGCTCGGGCGCTTCGGCAAGCCCAAGGACGCCAAGGGCTACCCGAGCCTCGCGGACGCCAAGATCGAGCTGCCCGAGGGCGTCAAGATCGACGAGGACAACCTGCGCGAGCTGGCGATCAAGCTCAAGCTCACGAAGAGCGGCTACCTGGAGCTGGCCCGCTCGACGGTGGCCGAGCAGACGAACCGGGTGCAGCTCGGGAGCGAGCACCGCAAGGCCCTCAAGACCGAGCTGGGGGAGGCGTTCGAGGAGCGGCTCCTCGCCGCCGCCAGCATCGCCAAGAAGCTCGGGGCCGACGACGCCACGGTGCAGGCGGTGAAGAACGGCGCGGCTGATCCGGCTCTCACCCGGCAGTACCTCGCCGCCGCCAAGCTCGCGGGCGAGGAGGGCGGCGGGCTCGGCGGCAACTCCGGGGGCGGCAACGGCAAGCTCACCCCCGCCGAGGCCGAGCAGAAGTTCAACGAGATCCTCCGCAACCCGGCGCTGTTCGACGGCGCGGACCCCACGCACGCCGATCTCGTGGCGAAGCGGGACTACTACGCGAAGATCGCGTGGCCTGGGGATCACCAGTAGTACCACCAGCAAAGGAGAGGGAAACATGATCATCAAGAACATCGACCGCGTCCTCGCCGCCTTCACCATCTGCGTCCTCGCCGCCGTGGTCTTCCTCGCCACGCCCGCCATCGCCCAGGAGGTCTTCCAGGACACCGGGCCCACCTGGAAGGGGATTTCGATCCTCCCGCTGATCTCGGCTCTCGCGACCATCGTCACCGGCCTGTTCGCGTGGCTGGGCCGGAAGATCGGCGCGGCCAACGACGCCGCCAAGGACAAGAGCACCGTCGAGGCGGCATTCATCCGGCTCGGGGCGGTGGCCTTCGCCATGGCGGGCGACCTTTGGACGAAGCTCTCGACCGAGTACCAGACCCGGATCGCGGACGGCTCCTTCGACGCCGCGGATCGCGAGGCATTCAAGACGATCATCGGCAGGGAGATCGAGCGGTACACGAGCCGCGAGGAGCTGGTGAAGCTGGCCGAGGCCACGAAGCTTCCGCTCCCCGGGGTGATCGCGTGGGTGGCCGAGTGGATCATCGACCGGCTCACCAAGGCCAACGACCCGGACATCGTCGCGGTGCCGTCGATGTACGCGCCGAGGGAGGTCGAGCCCCCGTACGACCCGTCCTCGCAGGGCGGATAGTTCAACGTGAAGAAGGGGCGAGAGATCAATCTCGCCCCTTCTTCTTTACCCCGGGGCTTCACAATGGGCGAAAACGAGACGTGCGAGTGGAAGGATGATCACCCGGTCATCGCGATGCAGATCCAGCGGCTCGAAGAGCGGGTGAAGTCCCTGGAGGACAAAGAGGAGGGCCGGGGGCGGATGCGCGCCAACGACGTGAAGGAGATGCGCGACAAGGTCGATCGCGTGAGCGAGAAGGTCACCGCCCTCGCGATCCAGCTCGCGGGCATCAACGGCAAGCTGTTGGCGGCGGCGTTCTTCATGAGCGGGGCCGGTGCGCTCGGGATGTTCGTGCTGACCAAGCTGTTCGAGGGAGGGAAGTGATCATGGCCCTGCACTTCAAGAATGGTGTCGATCTCCGCAACCTCACGCCGCAGACGACGCTGGCCCTCGTGGTGGCGAGCGAGTGCTTCACCGAGGAGGGCGAGGACTGTACGGTCACCTCGCTCTATCGACCGGGGCTGGCCCACGTCGTCGGGCTGCACGGCGCGGGCAACGCGGTGGATCTGTCGGTGAAGAGGCTCAACGGGACGCCGATCCCCGTGGAGAAGATCGTTCGCATCATCCACCAGCTCAACCTGCGCCTCGGGCGCCCCGGCGGCGGGCAGTTCGACGTGGTGGACGAGCTGCCTTCGGCATCGAGCACCTACTGGACGGGGCCGCACATCCACCTGGAGTTCGATCCTAAGTAGACCTTGACGCGGGACCCGGGGTGTGATTAGGCTCGGGCCGCATCCTTGGAGTGGGAGTACCAGAGCATCGGCCCCACGAGCCAAGGGCCTCCAGGGGGAGGGCGCATATCCCCTGAGCCATCGGGCCCGGTGCCTCCTGCCGGATTACTCGCGGCGCGAATGAAGTCCACCATTCGCCCGCTGAGTGCGGGCAGGAGAAAAGATCATGGCATTCACGATCGACAAGGCGAAGGTCAAGACCTTCGAGAACACCGTCCGCTTCCTCGCGCAGCAGGGCGACAGCCGCGTCTGGAAGTGGGTGGGCGACGTGCGGTACGGCCCCACCGCGAGCCACTCCTTCAAGCGCATCGGCAAGGCCGCGATGTCGGCCAAGGTCGGGCGCCGCGTGGCGACCCCCGAGATCGACACGGTCTGGTCGAACCGCGTGGTCACCACCTCGGTCTTCGACGTGGGCGACACCACGGAGAAGGAGGACGAGATGGCGATGGTGCTCGACCCCAAGTCGGCCATCGTCCAGAACTTCGGCATGGCGGGTCGGCGCCAGCTCGACGACATCGTGATCGATGCCGCCGACGCGAACGCCCCCGACGAGGACGGCGGAGCGAACGCCTTCCCGGCGGGCCAGATCATCGGCGCGGGCGGCGCGAGCGAGATCAGCTTCGACATCGTCACCCAGATCAACGAGCTGTTCCAGACCAACGACGTGGACCCCGACGAGCCGAAGGTCGCCCTGATCGGCCCGAAGCAGGCCCGCAAGCTGCTCCACGAGGCGAAGGCCACGAACCGCGACTACGTCGGCGAGGCGCAGACCCTCGTGAACGGCGGCTACGTCAAGCGGTGGATGGGCATGGACTGGATCCTCACCAACCGGCTCAACAGCCCGGGCGCGGGTCGGCTCAACTGCCTCTTCATGACCCGCAAGGCGATGGGCGCCCTGCTCCTGGAGGACATCACCACCGAGATCGGGAAGGACCCGAGCAAGTCCTTCATGTGGCGCGTGTACGCGCGCCTCACGGCGGGCGCGGTGCGGGTGGAGGACGAGCACATCGTCAAGTTCGACGCGAAGGACACCGTGACGGTGGCGTAAGCCTTCCGCTTCACGGTGGGTGAGCGGCGCCCCGGGCCCCCTGTCCCCCGGGGCGCCGCTTCACCTTTAGGGCAGGAAAGGACAGATGATCATGCCGATCCGTACCGGACTCAAGAACACCGACAAGGTTCGCCTCGTCAACCTCCTGCGCGCGGGCTACTCGTGGCCCGAGGCCAAGGCTGCCATGACGGGCATCGACCCCGCCGCCGTGGACGGGCACAAGGAGTGGGCGGTCACCGAGGCGAAGAAGCCCAGCCCCGAGGCGCGCACCGCCGCCACCACGCCCCGCTTCACCGAGGACGACCTGGAGGACGCCAAGGCGGATGCCGAGGTCAAGGCCGAGGCGAAGTTCAAGGAGGAGATCGAGCGGCTCCAGAAGCTCAACGCGGACCTCCAGAAGAAGGTGGAGTTCCTCGACGACGGCAAGCCGTCGAAGCCCGGCGGCAAGTAGGAGACGACCATGGACCCGGTGACGATCAGCCGAATGGCTCTGGGGTGGATCGGCGCGAACAAGATCAGTTCGTTCGACGATGACTCCCACGAAGCCGAGCTGTGCAGCGCCAACTTCACCCCCGCGGTTCGCTCGGTCCTCGCGGATCGGGCGTGGCTGTTCGCCACCGGGTTCAAGTCGCTCACCAACCCCCAGGACAGCGGGGACGCGGAGCTTCCGCTCAAGTGGGGCCCGGTGCCGAGCGAGGTGATCTCGGTGCGAGGCGCGGACGACGGGTCGGGGGACTACTCGGTCACCTTCGAGAAGGCGGGCAGGTTCGTCCTGACCGAGAGCATCTCGTCCCTGACGCTCCAGCTCAAGGTGACGGAGTACGTCAACGACGTGGACTCCTGGGACCCGAACTTCTGCCGCTGCGTCGCGGCCCTCATGGCTTCGGACCTCGCGGTGCCGCTCACCGAGGGCGGGGCGATGCAGGATCGAATGGAGAAGAAGTACCTCCGCGAGCTGGAGAAGGCGGGCAGGCTCGACGCGATGCAGAGCAGCCCGGGTCGGCTCATGGTGAAGAAGGCGTCGCTCTCGCGTGTGAGGTGATCCATGGCGGTCAGCCCGATCCAGACCCGCTTCGACGGTGGCGAGGTGTCCCGCCGCGTCGGCGGGCGCTTCGACTCCGAGGTCTACAAGAAGAGCCTGGATCTCTGCACCAACTTCAAACCCACGCCCCAGGGGTCGCTCCTCATGCGCGCGGGGGCCAAGCACGGCGCGGTGTGGCCCTACGCAACGCCGCCCAAGCTCTTCCCGTTCCGCGTGGCGGGGGACAGCGACGATCACACCATCGCCATCGACTCGAACGGTCTGAGGATCTTCGACCCCGACGACGTGGAGGTGACGCGGTACTGGAACAAGATCACGAACGGTGGGTTCGACATCGACGTGGTCGGATGGCACGGGATCGCGGGCTACGACCTGACGACGGGCGGGGTCCCACAGTTCTCGCTGGCGGTGTCGAACAACTGGGAGAGCGGGGCCGCGAGGGTGAACGGGTCGCAGGCGTTCGGTCAGTCGATCACGTCGGTGGCTGGGCACACCCACCGGGTCACGGTCAAGGCCCGGGGCTACCTTTACGATCCGCTGTACCCCGACGACCCCACGAACGGCTGGACGCTCACCCTCGCGATCGACGGGATCCCCGGGTCCCGCCATGACTTCGAGACGAGCGGCACGAACCAGACCTTCTCCTTCACCTACGTCGGAGACGGGGCGGCGCATGACCTCGTGATCGCCGCGAACGCCACCGGCTTCATCCGTCTGATCGTGGACGACGTGACGCTCGTGGATCTCGATCTTCCGGTGGTCGAGCCCCTCGGGTCTGGGTACGCGATCGTCGGCGTGCCGCCCGTGCTCTTCGCGTCGATCCCGTGGACGTACGATCAGCTCGACCTCGTGCAGCTCGCCCCGGAGCCGCACCGAGACTCCGCGATCTTCTTCCACGGCAACGTCCAGCCGTATGTGATCAAGCTGTCCGGGCCTGACGTGTGGGAGTTCTACCCGGCGCAGTTCAAGGACGCGCCCTCGAACTGGGGGAACGGGTGCTGGCCCGGGGCGGCAGAGCTGGGCTTCCAGGGGCGGCTCTTCGCGGGCTCGACGCCCAACGACCCCGGGGTGGTGTGGGGCTCGAAGGTGGGGTCGCCGTTCGTCTTCACCCCGGGCGTCAACCCCGACGATCCGGTGTCCTTCACGATCAGCACGAAGGGCAGGATCGTGTGGCTCCAGGGTCAGAAGACCCTGCTCGCGGGCGGTGAGCAGGCAGAGCACTCCGTCTCGGGCTCCAACCTCATGATCAGCTCGGGCGACGTGAACATCCAGGACGAGTCAGCGTACGGCTCCGCGCCGATCCAGGGGGTTCACATCGGCAATCAGGTGATCTTCGTCGCCAAGGATCGCCGCACCATCCGAGCCCTCGAATACTCCCAGGAGGCGAACGGCTGGATCACGAAGGCCCTCACCTTCCTCGCGGATCACATGACCGTGGGCGGGGTCCGCGAGCTGCATTTCGCGCACTCCCCTGACCCAATGATCATCGCCGTGCTCAACCTCGGGGGCGTGGTGGGCTGCGTCTACGATCGCAGCGAACAGGTGATCGCGTGGTGGAGGCTCGCCATGGGCGGGACCGTCCGGTCGGCGGCGGTGCATCACGGCGACGACGGGGCCTCGGTGGTGCTCTCGGTGGAGCGCACCACGGGGGTCCACCTGGAGCACGTCCCGCTCCACGAGGTCGGGGCGCAGTACCTCGACGCCTGGGCCTCGCGGACGGTGCGGGTGGACGGCAAGGTGGTCAACTGCTCGCACCTCGCGGGGCAGACGGTTCGGTGCCTGATCGACGGGGTCCTGCTCGGGTCGATCACGTTCGACGAGTTCGGGCAGGCCACGGCGGGCGAGGCGTACGCGAACAAGACGGCTGTCGTCGGTTACTCGTTCACCGCCACCGCGCGCCTGCTCCCCCGCAACCTCAAGAGCGGGAAGGCCCACTCCCCGAAGATCGGGGCCATTCTCAACGAGTCGGCCATCCCCAAGCTCAACGGGAAGCGTGCCGCCGAGCGCAACGCCGCCGTGAACTTCGACACGATCAATGCCAGCTACACGGGGAAGTGTGTAGTCTCGAATATGGGGTGGAGCGAGGACGACAAGATCACGATCGAGCAGGATCTCCCCTACCGCACCGAGATCCTCGCGGTCTTCTCCCGCACCGAAGCGAACGAGGAGTAACCCATGGAACCGATCTCTGCCGGAATCCTGGCTCTCGGGCTGATCAAGGCCGGGGGCTCACTCTCCGCGGGCTTCGACGCTGCGGGCCAGAAGCGCCGCGAGGTGGACGAGGCGGTGCGGCGGCTGCGCCTCCAGAACGAGCGCACCCTCGGGCTCGCCAAGCTCGCGGGGGCCTCCTCGGGCCAGGAGTTCGAGTCCGCGTCGCTCCAGACCTACCTCGCCACGATGTCCGGGGAGTTCACCCGTCAACAGAACTGGATGAAGGTGGCGGGCGCGTCCGAGGCCGATGCGATGAAGTCGGCGGCTGGGTTCAACGCCTTCACCGATGTGGCTTCGTCGCTCTTCCAGTTCGGATCAGCGAACAACTGGTTCCGCGAGCCTGCCCTCAAGCCCGCCAAGTAAAGGATCAACCATGGCCCGTCTTCCTGAGATCGAAACCATCGGCGTGCAGGAGTCGAGCGGGGCTCCGCTCCGGGTGGACGCGGCGCGGCGTCAGTCCATCGAGACGTTGCAGAAGGGCTTCGCGGAGCTGGGCAAGGAGCTGGTGGACACCGAGAAGGTCAAGGCGAAGGCGGTGTTCGCGCAGGAGATGGGCGCGGTGGAGGACGGGATCAACGCCACCAAGACCGTCAGCACGGGGTTCCTCCGCGAGCAGCTCGGGGAGGGGTTCAATGATCTCGACCCCGCCCTGCGGGCCCAGCTCGTCCAGAAGGGCCTCGACATCAACTCCGGTAAGGAGACGGAGTTCGACATCGAGAACATCCCGATGTGGAAGGTGGCTGGGGTGATCTTCGACGCGAAGTCGAAGGAGGCTCTCGCCAAGGCGTCCAAGCACATCACCACCGGGGGCTGGCAAGCCGACTTCCAGGACGAGATGCAGGGGGAGATCGTCCAGCGGAAGATCGAGATCAACAAGAAGCAGATGGCCCAGCTCTCGGGGTTCCTGACCGAGCAACAGACGCAGGCTGCGCTGGAGCGGGCGGGCGCGGCTTCGGCCATCTCCAACCCCGCCCTCCGCGCCGCTGAGTTCGCCAAGATCAGGAAGGACGTGGCGGGCTCGCGGGCGATGGACGCGGAGTTCAAAGCCAAGCTGACCGACCAGATCAGCAAGCTGGAAGAGGTGGCCCCGGTGTACGAAGCCCTCCGTCGCGACGACTACGCGGAGATGGCGGTACAGCTCGGGCGGCTCAACGACCCCAAGGAGTTCACCGGCCTGTCGCCCCAGGAGCGGGCGGCGATGTCGGATCGGCTCAAGGCCGAGATCAAGCAGTTCAAGGCCGCGGTGGACGGGGAGCAGAAGCGGGTCCTGCGCGACGCTGCGGAGCGGGGGTGGAACGCCCTCTTCACGAAGCTGCGCTCGGGAGCGCCCCTCACCCTCAAGGACATCCCCGCACCTGGCTCGATCCCGGCGGATGATCAGCGGCAGATGATCGAGTACGTCACGAACAAGGTGAACGGAGTGGAGGCCAAGACGGATCTGCCCACCTACTACGGGCTCACGCAGATGTGGCGCGAGGAGCCCGACAAGTTCGCGCAGCTCCAGCTCACCCGCTACCTCAACGTGCTGTCGCCCTCCGACTTCAAGCACTTCGCTGATCTCCAGACGAAGCCGGACCCCGTCAAGTTCGACGACGTGGTGAACACCGACGAGGCGATCAACGCCGCCCTGCTCGACAAGTTCAAGATCGACGTGAAGAAGCCCTCCAACGACCAGGAGAAGAGCGACATCTCTCGGATCAAGTCGCTCGTCCAGGGGGAGCTGGCGCAGCTCGGTCACCGGGCTACGTTGGAGGAGCGTAACAAGATCATCGACGACGTGACGGAGCGAGAGCGGAAGACCGAGGCGCATTGGTACGGGGACCGCCAAAAGCCTTCGGGCACCCGGAACGTGCCCCCGGGCTACACCGTGGCGATCCGCGAGATCCACGCGCAGCTCGCGAGGATCAACCCGAACGTCGGGGCGACGCTCTCCCCTGAGATGATCGAGAGCACCTACAAGGACTTCACCAACTACAGCCCCGACATCGAGCGGGCGTGGAAGCTGTCCGCGACTAGGAAGCGGGTCTTCACCCCCTCCGAGGCGATGCGGGTCTACGGATACCTCAAGGCGAATTGGGGCACGATCGATGCTGAACTGACCCGGCGCGGCAACGCCCTCAACAACGAGAACCGCACGGCTCTCGCCGTGCAGACCTACCTGACCGCGACTTCGAGGTGATCATGGATCCCACCACGCTTCCCACGCCCGACGAACGCGATCAACAGAAGCAGCTCGACCTGACGGCTGGCTTCGTCCTCGGGAAGTCGCCCACGGAGTCGAAGCAGCTCCAGGCGGCAAAGCCCGATTGGTCGGGCCTGATCCGTAACTCTCCGGTCCTGGCCGAGCGGCTCGCGGCCCCGGAGCGGGCCCTCGTCATGCAGGACGACGTGAAGGCCCTCGAAGGGATCGAGCGGTTCTTCGGCGGCTGGCGGGACACGCCGCGCGCCGTGGCGAACGAGTGGAAGCGGGGCAAGCTCACCGCCGAGCTGTCTGATCTCGGGTACGCGCAGGCCAACGGCTACGCGACCCCCGAGATGCTCAAGCGGGCCGACGAGATCGAGAAGGAGATGGAGTCGATCCCGCAGGCGCAGCAAGGGCTGATCACGGGCGTGCCCGCGATGATGGCTCAGTCCGCGCCGCTCATGGCGCAGGGCATGATGCGGACCCCGGACTATATGCTCAAGCTGGGCACCACCGGGGCCCTGATCGGCGCGGGGGCCGGGGCGGCGGCGGGCGGTGTCGGCGCGGTTCCGGGGGCCGGTGCGGGCTTCCTGACGGGCCTGGGCGTGGGCTTCACCACGGGCACCGCGGCTGAGACGGGCAAGGCCGAGCAGGGCCTCGCTTACCGCGAGTACGCCAAGATCCCGGGCGTCACCCACGAGCAGGCGCGGGCTGCGTCCACCGTGGTCGGCATCGTCAACGGGGCCCTGGAGATCGTCCCCATCGAGATGCTGTACGCCACCACGGTCGGGGCGACGGCGAAGAAGCTGGTGGGCAAGGAGGGCCGCGACCTGATCGGGCGGCTCGTGAAGGGGCAGACGGGCAAGGCTGCGCTCGCGCGGTTCGCGGGGCGCATCGCGTCGGGCGCCTTCCTCGAAGGCACCACCGAGTTCTTGCAGGAGATGGACACGATCCTCAACCGCCCCGCGGATCCGCTCACGTTCGATGCGGCATGGGGCCGGGGCTTCGACGCCTTCGTCGGCGGCGCGCAGGGTGGCGGCGGCTTCGGCGGGTTCAACGCGGTCCTCGCGGCGAAGGCTGATCTCAACGAGGTGGCGAAGGCGAAGGACCGGCAGGCGTTCTTCGAGGAGCTGGGCTCGCTCACCAAGGACTCGAAGCTGCGCGAGCGGCTGTCCCCGGAGTTCCGCGACTACGTCGATCGGATCGCGGAGAAGTACGGGACCGTGGACTCCGTGTCGGTCCCTGCCGAGAAGTTGAACATCCTCTTCCAGAAGGAGGAGATCGACCCCGACACGATCCTCCCCGACGTGGCTCGCCAGCTCGCTGGCGCCATGGGTGATCCTCAGACCGAGATCGTGATCCCGATCGCGGACTTCGCCACTCACATCGCGCCTCTCCAGAGCTTCGGGGAGATCGCGGACGATGTGCGGGTCAAGGACGAGTTCACCGGGCGCGAGGCCAAGGAGGTCGAGCGTCGGGCGCAGCAAATCCTCAAGGACGCGAAGGTGGAGGGCGAGGAGGCTGATCCTGTCCACGCCGCCGTGAAGGAGATGCTCACCTCCGCGGGGATCGCGGCGGGCGCCGCCGACAAGTACGGGGCCCTCTGGTCCGGGTTCGTCACCTCCCGGGCGCTGCGCCTCGGGATGGACCCGCTGGAATACTTCAAGTCGATCAACCTCCAGATCGCGCAGACCGACATCATCGACAGCGTGGTGCGCGAGTCGAACGTGGTGCTCACCCCCGAGCAGCTCAAGCTCAAGGAGAAGGCCCTCGCTGGCGACGAGGCGGCGGGCGATCTCCTCCTGGAGCAGATCCAGAAGGACGAGCTGACGGGTGGCAACGATCAGGGCGCCTTCGCTCGCTTCGTCGGCGGGTTCGACGATCAGGGCAAGCCGAAGTCCCCGCGCCCCGGCTTCTGGCTCCAGGTCGATCTCAACGATCTCAAGAAGGTGAACGATGTGCTCGGGGGCCACCCGGGCGGCAACGCCTACCTCCGCGCCATGGGGGCCCTGGTCGGCCCCGCGGTGCGTGGGAACAAGGGCAAGTTCTTCCGCAGCGGCGGGGACGAGCTTACGGGCTGGTGGCCCGCCGAGATGGAGAAGGAGGCGCGGGCCGCGGTGGCGGCGGTGCAGGATGCCATCTCGAAGGCGCCTGACGTGCTCGAAGGGAAGTTCCGCGCGTCCCTGTCTGCCGGGTTCGGCGGCTCCTACGAAGCCGCGGATGCGGCCCTGTACGAAGCCAAGAAGGGCGCCAAGGAGGCGGGCCGCTCGGGCACCATCCTGTCGGGCAAGACGCCTGATCTCACGCAGGGCGACTTTTTCTTCAAGGAGTCCCCGAACATCCAGGACGATATGGCTCGGGCCCAGATCCTCCTCCAGAAGATCGACCCCGAGGATGCCCCTGGCTGGAAGAAGTGGTTCAAGAAGTCCGTGGTGGTGGACGAGAACGGCAAGCCGCTGATCGTCTTCCACGGAACGACGCATGACTTCACCGAGTTCCGCCCCGACATCGCCAACCCGGAGAACTACCACGGGATCGGGGCGTACTTCTCCACCGACAGCCGTGACGTGAATCAGCACTACGGGACGGATCAGGGCCCGGACCTCAAGACTCGCGTCGAGCAGGAGTATGAGCGGATCATCGGGATGGTGGACGACCCGCCTGCGTACGGCACCCCCGAGTTCGACGAGATGGTCAAGACGGCAATGGCGACGGCGCGCGAGCGGTTCGTCGGCCCCGGCCCCAACATCATGCCGGTGTACCTCTCGATCCAGAACCCCGTGGTGCTCACGCCAAATAGCGGCACCCGGTTCGAGTTCGAGGTGTCGAACCCGGAGAGCGATGATCCTACCTACACCTCTCCACTCCTCGACGCCTTCGACAAGGTGGCGGATCAGTTCGGGCTGGGCGTGGAGAAGGACGAGCTTCGAGCCCGGGTGGTGGACGAGATTTTCAACGGATCGACCGCTTGGAACATCGAGAAGGTGATCAGGTATTCCACGGATATCGACAGCTTCGACACGGACTCCGAAGGTCGGACCATGAAGTATGAGTTCATCCGTGCCATGTGGGAGGCGGCGGGCTTCGACGGGATCAAGCTCGACGCGGGCGCGGCATTCCCGAACATGGCCGCGGGCGGGACGTGGCACTTCGTCCCCTTCAAGCCCACGCAGATCAAGTCGGCTCTCGGCAACCGGGGCACCTACTCCGGGCGGTCCACGAACATTCTGTACCAGCCCACCAACTTCCAGGGCACGAACTTCTTCTCCGCTGTCGAGGAGGCGGTGAAGTCCGCGAAGCAGGCCAAGGGTGACGCGAAGTCCTGGTGGTCGGTGATCTCCAAGACCGCTGGCGTGAAGAAGGAAGAGCTGGAGTGGATGGGCGTGAAGGCGTGGCTCGACGCCTTGGACAAGGCCAAGGGCAGGACGTACTACGGCACCGCCGAGCTGACCACGGAAGACCTGATCCAGCTCGGAGCCGAGGAGGAGCAGCCGTCGCTTCTGCCCCCTGACGCCGACACACACAAGGTCCCTTCCATCATCACCCGCGAGCAGGTGCTCAAGTACGTCCAGGCCCACAAGGTCACGATCGAGGAGGAGGCCCTCGGCGCGGGCGGCGGGCTCACCGACGAACAGCGGGAGGAGTACCGCGATTCGCTAAACAACCTGGGGATCAGCGTGAGCCGCTCGGGCACTTCGTTCAGCTACATGGCTCTTCGGGAAGCTGAGACGGATAACCTCGACGATTGGCTCACCTACCACCGAAACGAAACGGGCAACATCTCCCGCAACGACAAGACCGAGATCGAGGAACTGGTCTATGTGATCGAGCGGCTGATCGAGGACGGGGAAGAGTATACGGACAAGCTGGACAAGCTGAATGATCTTCTGAACGGCACGGGCGGGAGCGTCCGCGTGAGCCGCTACGGGCTCCGCTTCCAGGGGTGGATCGACGAAGAAACCGAGATCGACGACATCGACGAGATCGTGGACGAGATCGCGGACACTCAAGGTCGAAGGGACGCGGACGAGGCACGGCAGATGATGGAGGCCCTGTCCAACTCCGACGATTCGGACAACCGTCAGTACCAGTCATACTCCCTCAAGCGGGACAAGCTCACCATCGACGGCTCGGGTCGCGAGTTCCTGTTCTATGCCCCAGGCGAACTGGATAACACGGAGAAGGGGCACGTCTGGGAGGCCCCGCACTTCGACTCGAAGGGCAAGGGTCTTCTCGCGCACACTCGTGTGGCCGAGCACATGATCGACGGCAAGCGGGTGCTCTTCATCGAGGAGATCCAGAGCGACCGGATGCAGAAGGCGCGCGAGGTCAAGCGTGCGGCGCAGGATCGCGTGAAGGAGTTGGAAAAGAAGATCAAGGAGCACACGGACAACGAGCAGGCGGCGTTTGACGCTCGGGTCGCGGAGATCCTAAAGGCGCAGGCGGGGCTCAACGAAAAGGGCGTCCCCGGAGAGCGCAAGGCCCCGCCAACCCGCGAAGAGTGGGTGCGAGAGAACGAGAAGATCCTCTCCAAGTGGAAGGAGGAAATCGCCCGGCTCAAGAAGGTCACCGGCTTCGATTCTGTCGCGGCGGTGAAGGCCCGGCTCGAAGTGACGAAGCGGGACACCGGGCGCGAGCAGATCACGTTCAAGGACCCGGTGTCAGGCCGAAGCACCACGGTCCACAACGCGCCCGGTGGGGTGGTGTCCGGGGAGTTCACCGACAAGGCTGCGCGGCTGATCATGCAGGAGATGATCGACGCGGACGATGCCGTGGTGGACGCGCCGCTCAAGACCGTCTGGGAGGAGTTCGTGGTCAAGCGGCTCCTCATGTACGCCGCCGAGCAGGGCATCGACCGGGTGGCCTGGACGACGGGCGAGCAGCAAAGCGCCCGGTGGAGCAAGGCTCTCCGCGAGAAGGTGGCCGAGGTGGCATGGTCGAAGGACGAAGGCGGGATCACGCTCAAGTTCATCGACCACAGTGGCGCCGAGATGTCGGGCGGGCAGCTCGACGGGTTCGTCAACACACCGCTCACCAACGCTCGTGCCGAGATGATCATCGGCGCGGATATGACGAAGAAGATCGACGAGTCCACCGACAGCTCAGGCTCGCTCAAGGGGGAGGACATCGTGGTGGGCGGCGTGGGCTTCCGCCTCTATTACAATCAGTCGATGCCGTCGATCTTCGAGAAGCTCCTCGGCAAGTTCGGGTCCGAGAAGCCGAAGCAGATCGAGCACACCGGGCTCCGCGAGACGAAGACCAAGATGTTCACGATCCCCGCCTACGGGGCGACGTGGCTGGAGGTGGTGCCCCCGGTGATCGAGGCACTCAAGGCCCGGCTCAACCGCCTGATCGAGATGAAGGACGCGGTGTCGATCGCATCTCAGGGCACCCCCTACCCGCTAGATGCCATGCGCCGCTCGATCAACGCTCTCAAGGAAGAGCGAGATCACCGCCCCGAGGAGATCGCTGACGTTGAGAAGATCGTGAAGAACCACCTCAACCCTGCCGAAGATGATCTCAAGTGGCTGGAGGACAACCGGGGGTACTACTACGATCGCGAGCAGCTCAGTCAGCTCGGGTTCCAAGCCGCCTTTTGGCAGGCGCAAGACGCGGCGGTGGGGGCCAAGATCGCGGAGCTTGAGGCGCGGTACGAGCTGTACCAGGAAGCCATCACGGACTTTTACCCGAACATGGGGATCTCCGAGCCTGCGTCTCACGATCTCCTCTCCCAGCTCGATGTCAACACGGCGGGGCTGATCAAGGCGATCCAGTACCTCGGCATGATCCAAGAGCACTCGGGCATGGAGTTCAACCACTTCGCGTGGGTGAACATGGCGCTCCGCGACGGGGAGTGGGAGCGAGGGGACACGGTGATCAACCCCCGCCAGATCGCCAACTTCAACGAGCGGTTCAAGCTCGACGAGTCCTTCAAGACCGTCTCGCGTGAGGAGCGCGAGGACATCCCGGGCGAGCCGGTCTGGTCCGTGGACGTGCCGCCCTCCTTCGTCGAGCACGTCAAGGACAAGGGCCTGCCACTCTTCCAGCCAGGGAAGGAAGGCACCTCCGAGGACTTCCGTGGCAAGACGGAGTTCGACGACGCGCGCAAGTGGTTCAAGATCACGCTCACGGGCAAGGCCAACCTCTCCACCTTCCTGCACGAGAGCGGGCACGTCTTCCTGGAGCTGCTCCACCGTGACGCCATGACGGGCCACGCACAGTCGATGGAGGATCTCGCCGCGATCTACCGCTGGCTCGGGGCCAAGCCGGGGGAGAAGCTCACCACCGCGCAGCTCGAACGCTTCGCTCGCGGGTTCGAGCGGTATCTCATGGAGGGCAAGGCCCCGTCCTCGAAGCTCGAAGCCGCCTTCGAGAACTTCAAGAGCTGGCTGGTCTTCATCTACCGGACCCTCACCCGGCTCGACGCCCCGATCACGGACGAAGTGCGGGCGGTGATGGACCGGCTCGTGGCCTCCGACGAGGAGATCAACAAGTACCGCGCCGCCGCCAAGGCGATGCCGCCCATGCCCAACTCCACCCCGGCGCAGCATCGAGCCTACCTAGCCAAGTGGGCCAAGGCGGTGGGCACCCGGCAGGCGGCTCTCGAAGCGGGGGCCCTGCGCGACCTCCACACCATGATGCGGGACGCCCGCAAGAACATCCAGGCCCAGGTCGAGCAGGAGGCCAAGGGGCGCAAGGACTTCAACGCTTGGGAGACGCTCTCGCGGGGCCGCACCCTCGACGGCTCGCTGATCCCCATCGACATCGAGGGGAAGAAGCTCAAGCTGGAGGAGCTGCCCGACCGGCGCTTCCGCTCGCTCACCGCCGCCGATGGCATGACCGCGGAGGCGATGGCACCTTACCTCGGGTACAACTCCGGGGAGGAGCTGATCAAGGCCCTCAAGGAGATGCCGACCCGGACCAAGTGGATCAAGGAGCAGACCGAGGCCCGGATGATGGAGAAGTACCCCGAAGCCGACCTCTCCCAGATTGCGCCCCGTGCGGCCAAGGCGATCCACGAGGGCGGGGATGTGGCGGCGGTGCTCGCGGATGAGCTGCACTCGATCGACAAGGTGCTCGGGCTCAAGGTGGACAAGCTGGAGAAGGCGGCGATCCACCGCGCCGCCCGGCTCAAGGTGGCCGAGATGTCGCAACAGGAGATGCAGCCCGGTCGCCTGCTTCGTCGCGAGATGGCGCTGTTCAAGGAGGTGGAGGACGCGATCAAGAAGGGCGACTTCCGCGCGGCGCGCGAGGCCAAGCGCAGCCAGCTCTTCAACCACTTCCTCTACCTGGAGGTGTCGAAGGCGGTGGACGAGATCACGGCGATCCGCGAGTACCTCCAGCGGTTCGACGAGATGTCGGTGCGGCGGCGTCTGCTCAAGGCGGGCGAGATGTACCTCAATGCGGTGGACGCCCTGCTCGAAGGGGTGGAGTTCAAGCGGCAGACGAACGCTTCCCTGGAGCGCCGCGCGTCGCTGGAGTCCTACCTTCTGGAGATGGAGGCGGCGGGCGACATCGTGGCGGTGCCGCCGAAGCTGCGCGCCGAGGTCGGGCTGGTCAACTACCGGCAGATGAAGCTCGATGATCTCCGCGCCCTCCGCGACTCGATCAAGAACATCGAGGCCCAGGCCCGGCTCAAGAACAAGCTATTCGACGGGCGCAAGGAGCGGGACTTCCGCAAGACGACGACGCAGCTCTCGGCCCACATCTTCGCCAACCTGGGCAGGCGCAAGCCCGAGTCGATCGGGGAGCTGGGCTGGACCGAGCGGGCCCTGGAGTGGGTGCGGAAGGGGAGGGCCGACCTGACGAAGATCGAGTTCCTCTGCCGCGCCCTCGACGGCGGCAAGACGGCAGGCTTCGCGCACGAGCTGATCTTCCAGCCGCTCGTCGAGGCCCAGGCCCGTAAGATGGACTTGACGAAGAAGATCACCGAACAGCTCATGGCTCCGCTTCGGAACATGACGATCTCGGATCGCATCCGCTTCGACAAGCGGGTGGACTTCCTCGGGCACAAGCTCAAGGTCAAGGAGGTGATCGCCATCCTCCTCAACATGGGCAACGACGGCAACCGGATGAAGCTCCTCAAGGGCTTCGGCTGGTCCGAGGACGCGGTGGTCAAGGAGCTGGAGCGGGTCCTTCTCCCGTCCGACCTCACCCTCGTCGAGCACTTCTGGACGACGATCGACAAGCTGCGCCCCGAGATCGAGAAGCTCACCAAGCGGCAGGGCGTCGAGGTGTCCTGGGTGCAGCCCGCGCCCATCACGATCAACGGCATCACGTTGAAGGGCGGGTACTACCCGATCGTCTACAACCGGCGGTTGGCGCACAAGGCCGAGCAGATCGCGCAGCGGAAGACGGGTGATCTCTGGGAGAACAACTTCCTCCTCCCCGCCGTCGAGAAGGGCTTCGTCGAGAGCCGCACCCAGTTCTTCGCCCCGATCCTCCTCTCGCTCGACGTGATCCCGTCGCACATCAACGAGGTCGTCCACTACGTCACCCACTACGAAGCGGTGCGGGCGGTGGACAAGCTCACCTCGAACAAGCTGGTGGAGGCGGCGATCACCGAGGGCCTCGGGCGCGAGCAGTTCCAACTCTTCCGCCCCTGGCTCCAGGCGATTGCCGCTGACGGTGTCGTCCACGAGCAAACCGACTTCATCGACAGCGTGCTCCGTCGCTTCCGTCTCGGGTCCTCGATCGCCCTCCTGGGCTTCAAGGTGAGCACCGGCTTGAAGCAGGTGTTCGGCATCTCCACCACCGTGAAGGAGATCGGCCCGAAGTACGTCGGCATCGGGATCAAGCTGTTCATGGAGAAGCTCGCCAAGGGGCGGGCCTTCGCGGATGTGGAGAGCGCGGAGTTCCAGAACATCGATCAACAGCATGATCGCGATATGGCCCAGATGTTCGAGCGGTCCCTCTCCATGTTCTCGGAGTACGGGCACCTCAAGAACCGCTTCACCCACATGGCCCTCGCCTGGATGATGCTCAACCAGAAGCTCGTCAACGCGATCACTTGGTACGGGGCCCACGAGAAGGCCCTCGACGAGCTGCACCCCGACCCCAAGGCGTACGCCGACTCTGTGGTCCGCATGACGCAGAGCGGTGGCGGGATCAAGGATCTCGCCAAGATCCAGCGGGGCTCCGAGACGAAGCGGCTCTTCGTGGTGATGTATACCTACTTCTCGGTCATGGCGAACCAGCTCGTTGAGCCGATCAATGCCAAGGGGATCAAGAAGCTCCCGGTCCTCGCGGCCCGGTGGTGGTGGCTGGTCACCATGCCGGTGATGCTGGATATGCTCGCCGCCGGGGCCCACCCCGACGACGGCGACGAGCCCGAGGACTACCTGCGCCTCTTCGCCTCCGAGCAGCTCCGCTATGCGGGCCGCACGGTGCCCCTCGGTGGCACGCTCCTGGACGCTGCGCTGTCCGACCGTGAGGCGCGGTACGGGGCGTGGCTCGACACCATCGTGAAGGGCGCCGCCGCTGCGGGGCGGGCCGCTCGGAAGGGCGACGACATCAACCCCGCCGCGGTGCGGACGCTGACGGACCTCTTCGGCGCAGGCACGGGCCTGCCCACCGGGGCGGCAAAGAACGGATGGTCTTACTTCAACCAGTTTGATAGCATGGACGAGCCTATTCAGAACTTGCTGTTCCGGCCCCCGAGCCAATGGGAGTGATCAATGACCGTCGCCAATGCAAGCCCGTACAACGACACCGTAGCGGCAGAGGGGAGCGTCGAGTTCCCTTTCACCATGAGGACGCTGAGTTCCGAGTGGATCAAGGTCTACACGGATGGGGAGTTGAGCGTGATCGGTAAGACGATCACGCTCAACCCGAACCAGGACGTCTTCCCGGGGGGCAACGTGGTGTTCGACACGCCGCCGGGGGCGGGCGTGGTGGTCCGGGTGGCCCGCGAGGTGCCGCTGGCCCAGGAGACGGTGCTCGACCCGTACTCGCTGTTCTCCGCCAAGACGGTCGAGCAGGCCCTCGATCGCATCGTCATGCAGAACCAACAGATCAACGCTGATCTCGTGAACGTCGGGGCCGACCTCTCGTCGGCTCTCACCGCGGAAGAGGCGGCGCGGGCCGCGCAGGACGCGGTTCTCGCCGCCGCGGTGGAGCAGGCCCGCGCCGATTTCGCCGCCGGGGGCGGTGGGTTCGGGGACGCCACCGGCATCACCGCCGCGGGCTCGGTGACGAGCCGTAGCTTGGCCGCCCGGTTCGCGGACGTGGTCAACGTCCGCGACTTCGGGGCCAAGGGAGACGGTGTCACCGACGACACCGCTGCCATCCAGGCGGCGATCACCGCGGCGACCAGGGGGGCTCCGACTTTCAGTTGCTCGGTGTTCATCCCGCCCGGGAACTACCTCGTCACCTCCCCGATCCTCCTGCCCGACCGGGCGCTCCGCATCGTCGGTGCGGGGGCGTCCTCCTACATCTTCGGCACGTTCGACGACTACATCTTCAAGCGGGCGTCGGCGGCGGCTGTCGAAGGTCCGATGTCGGTGGAGGACTTGTTCCTCTCCAATGCTTCGCGCAACGCCGACCTCTCGGGTTGCATCCTCTGGTACGGATTCATCGGGGGCCTGATCCGCAACTGCCGCCTCGTCGGGCAGAACGGAGTCAAGGGAGTAACCAACGATTTCACCATGGCCGTGGAAGGGTGCCGAGTGCTTCGTACTCAGAGCCCGACGAGCGGCACGTCGCGCGGGATCACCATGGTAGGGCACGCGAGCGTGCGCGATTGCGACGTGGTCGGGCATGACATCGGGATCGACTTCGTGGGGGTCTGCAACAACATCCACGGGGGCCGCTTCGAGGTCAACAAGACCGCGATCAAGACGATCGGTGCCCAGCGGTGCTCTCTCGGGGGTATGTCGTTCGAGGCGAATGACACCGCCCTCGATCTCCAGCTCCTCATCTCCAGCCACGTCTCCGCGTTCGTGGCGCAGGGCACCGGGAACGCGCCCGCGGGGATGTCCCAGGTCGGCATGGCGGTGTCCGGGTGCTACAACACCACCTTCTCCGGGATCACGATGGGCGGACAGCACAACGACGCCGCGATCAAGCTCGTCGGGAACATCAACTGCACCTTCCTCGGGGTGCGTGCGTCCAACGTGGCGGGGAAGAGGATCTGGGACGTGCAGGCCAACCTCCAGGCTAGCACCTTCCTCGACTGTTTCTTCCAGCCCCACGGGACCGGGTCGAGCGAGACTTCGGTGGACCGACTGATCGGCCCCGCCGCGATGATGGGGATCTCGCAACTCGACCTCGTCAACGGCACCGTGCAGGCCAAGAACTTCCGCGGCAAGGCGGTGCCTGTCACCGCCGCCGCCACGTTCAAGGACATCGTCTTCCCGCCCGCGTGGGGCTCGGGAAGCGCCGACATCAATACCGCCACGGCGGGGACGGGCGGCACGCTCGCCGCGGGGACCTACTACTACCGGGCGTCGCTCGTCACCGAAACCGGCGAGACGGGCGTGAACCTGGAGCGGTCGGCCACGGTGGATGGGGTCACCACCAACGCGGTTGATCTTCTGTTCTATGGAGTGGCGCCTGTCTCGGGCGGCTCATTCCGGCGGCGCGTCTACCGCGGGACGGCACCGGGGGTGTACGACGGGTACTTCGACCTCCCGGTGAACGGCGGGGCGACCTGGAAGGACACGGGGGCTGCGTACACGGGGCTCAAGCGTCCGATCCAGAGTTCCAGCCTCGCGCCGCTCGCGGGCCCGGAGGTGGATGCTAACTATGCCATCTTCGCCTCGCCCGCCTGGAACACCGCCTACTGGATCACCGCCAAGGCGACCACGGGCTTCCGCATCAACTTCGCCACGCCGCCGGGTGCGGACTCCAGCGTGGATTGGCTCCTCGTCCGCTGATCAACAAAGGAGGATCACATGGGACTCTTCAAGCCGGTTGGCACCAACGAAGGAACCGCCGAACGGGTGGCGATGAAGGGGGTGGAGGTCTACGTCGGGTCTGCGGGGGTCAATACTGCCCATGACACCGGCATCCTCGACGTGTCGGGGGTCAAGCAGGTCGGCATCCACGTCCTTGCCGGTGGCACCGGGCCCCTGACTGGCGCGGTGTACGGGGTGCGAGACGACGGCACCACCTTCTACCTGGGGGCCATCTCCGGGGCGGTGGGCGGCAACGGCACCTACTACACCGTGGGCGGCACGGCGGTGCCCTCGGGCAACTACCTCGCCATGGTGCTCCCGAGGCGGATCAAGGTGGTCATGAATGCGGTGGCGGCTACGTCGCTCATCTCCCTGACCATCCACGGGCGGTAAACAAGCGAAGGGCCCGAGCGGCGACGCTCGGGCCCTTCGTGCATCCAGGCTACAGCGAGGCGGGGATCACCAGCTCGTCCTTCGGGCGGGTCACGGCGACGTAGAGGGCGTGGCTGGAGAAGCGGCCCAGGTCGGTGGTGTCCGCGAAGACCTGACGGTACGTCGAGCCCTGCGACTTGTGCGAGGTGATTGCGAACGGGTGGCGGAAGCTGATCACGGTGTTGTCCCGCCACTCGAAGTACGACGCCCACGCCTCGCGCCGAAGCTGATCCTTCTCGCGCCGGAAGATGTCAGACTTGGACATCTTCTTGATCTCCTCTTGGAGCTTCTGCGCCTTCTCCAGCCGCGCCACCAGCTCGACGTTGTAGGGGTGCCGCTTGTCGGCCATCTCCTCGGGCGAGAGGTAGTGGGCCAGGAACTTGCCCTTGCGGGGGTCGCCGCGGTGGTGGAGGACGACGGGCACGCCGATGGTGGCGTCACGCTGATCCTCCTCGAAGCGGTCCACCGACAGCTCGTCCTGGTTCGAGCAGAGCAGGGTCTTGGCCTTGTAGAAGTTGCACGCGGAGAGCACCAGCTCACCGGGGGCGAACGCCGCCGCCGCGTGGCCGTAGAGCTTCTGACACGTCCGCTCCTGCATCGCGTTGACGATCCTGTTCGTGTAGGCGATGAAGACCTCGCGCGCCTCCTCGGGCCGCTCCCCGGGGGCCTGGACCGCGTCGAGGAACTGCTCCGCGATCCGCTTGGTCTTGGTGAGCCCGGCCCCGTTGATGCCGCTCCAATCCTTGCCCTCGCGGATGGCCCACGCCAGCTCGATGATCTTGGAGCCTTCCGCCTGCCGCACGATCTGGCGCAGCTTGGCGTTGTGCTTGAAGGCGTCGAAGGGGATCGCCTCCTGCTTCACGGGTGGGAGCTGCCCCGCGTCGCCCACGAAGATCAGCTTGCACCCCGCCGCCTTCATGTGCTTCTGGAGATCGACGGCATCGTTGCGCCCGAGCATGGACGCCTCGTCGATGATGGTCACGGCGGGCATGATCTTCGAGAGGATGCCCTTGCCCTTCTTGCCGAACTTCACCTCGGTGCCCTGGTCTTCGGTGATCACGGGCGAGATGCCGAGGAGCTGCGCCGTGGTGCCCGTGATCACGTCGGTGCCGTTGAAGGTGTAGTCGTCGAAGCCGAGGCACCACTCGACGCCGAAGCCGTCGAGCTTGCGGCGCAGGACGTTGATCGCCTTGTGCGTAGGGGCCGCGACGGCGCGGGTGGTGTAGCGATCGAGGGAGGAGAGGAGCCGTCCGAGCAGGAAGGTCTTGCCGACACCGGCCCCGCCTTCCAGGAGGAAGGAGGTCGCGGTGGGGTCCTTCAAGAAAATGCTGATCTTCTCAAGGGCTTCGGTCTGGTCATTCGTCAAGGTGGTCATGGTTTCCTCGTGGTAGTTGACAGCCAACGGACGGGAGACTAGGCTCCCTCCAGCTCGGTAGTC